GGTACGCGGCGAATGGTAATTGTTTTTCAGTTACTGAAGTGCGGTTCTTCTGAAATTCAATATGAGTTGTTTTCTGAATGGACTTTGTAGTCTTGAAATGAGTTTTCTCACCGTTCAACTTTACTTCATATTCTGAGCCAGAGGCAATAATATTACCTACTTTTTGATGTCCATCTGTGACAATCCAAAATTGATTATTGACTACAGGCTTTGCGATTAGTGTTTTCATTTAAAGGGTCTTTCCAAGTACGGTCCATATTAATTCATCTAACTCTGTTTGATAATCGTGATTGCCAAGACGCCGCTTTAACCAGATTGATTCCAACAATTCTTTAGCAAAATCGTCACCTGTCACAGGTAACAAACCGCGTGACTCTAACTCATCGATTAAATCGCGTGAATCAAAGTCAGACAAATCAACATCTACTTCTACTTCTGTATATACTGATACCATTATGTATTCTCCTGAGTTTCTTTAGTTAGCGCATACACCATCATAAAATGGTCGTATGCGTTTTTTACTGCCGGGACAGTTAATAGTTTGTCTGCTTCTTCCTGCATTGCCAGTACTGCGGCGTCTGCTGCGTCTTGTGCTGCGGGCCAAGTTAGCGGATAGATTTCATCTCCAAACTCCTTAGACAGATTGCGCCAAGCAGTATGTTGACCTTTAGTAAGAGGTGCTCTGCTGGGTCGCATTGATAGTGACTCTAAAATAGATTTAGTCACTGCGTCTTTACTGTGCCGGCCAGCAGCAATCATAGGGGCGAATGCCGGCGCAACAGGCTGGCGACTTGATCCATTCTCGTACACTGATAAAAGATAGTCTCCGTATCCAAGACTTTTTAAAAATTCATTATCGTACTCAGAGATTGGCACATACTTGCCGTTTACTTTTTCAAAGAAGATTTTCTTCATATCAAGTCCATAGAGAGTCACGAGCCTTGATCAAACGAATCATCATTGCTTCGTCTTCTTTTTCGTATGCTCGTTCAATCTTAGTAGACAGATCAAGGGCTTTACGAGTTTCTTTCTTTTCAGCAGGGGTACGGTCATTCCACATGAAGCCATCTTCTTTGTGAGTTTCTCGGCGCGAATCGCAAATAGCACTCCAACCACTTACGTCATATGGATCAGGACGATTAGGATATACTTGTGTCCACCAGATGTAAAGTTCTTTAAGTTCTTTGGCGCGTTCTGCTTGTCCAGTAGGCTTTCCAAATTTAGGATCATCTTTGCCAATGCCGAAGTCTTCACCAAACTTCAATGCCATTGCCCAGTCAAGATGATCTAAACCTGCTTGTGCGCAACGCCATGTGCGCCAGCGGAACCATCCGGTTGCGTAGAACGGAGCATTGTATTTCGCACTTGCCTCTTTGTCTCCCCAGGCAATGTGACTCCACGCTGATTCGATTTCGATAAAATCAACGAGTTCATTAAACAAACAAGGTAAGAACCGATTGCCCACATCGCGCCACTGACCTGGCTTAATATCGCGAGGGTGAGCGGTAAGAGAGTGAGTGCGAGTGACATATCGGTTGTTAATGTAATATTTGAGGTCATAAATTTTCCTAATAGGATAAGTGACAAAATCTTGAAGGTAGCCGAGGCCATCTTCAGTGATCCAGTAACGGATTGGATGGGTGTCTTTAGCAGCTTTTTCCCAATCGTACCATTCTTTGCTTGTGCCGGCACCTAGTTTATTTGTGCCGCGAAGCCAATCTGCGAACTTTGAACAAGTCCAGTAATTTGAATGTGATGCCATGTGATTCCTTGATGTATTTATTATATGTGTATATTATACTCTATTAGAGTCCAATCACCAATCTCTTTGGGCTATTTTTGCCTCGGAATATATCTTTTTTAGAATTTTCCAAATTGGTTGCCATAGACATCCTACTATACATCCATAGATAAACGGTGCTATTGAATTTATGAATTCAGTCATACACTTCCCAAGTATTTGTTTTGCTATCCCAATGTCGAGAATCATTGATATTAAATATAAAATCCCAACTAAGCAGACTGAATGAAATTTCTAATCCGGCGTGATCTTGTCGTGATGTCAGACTAAAGAAACACCCAATGATTTCCCTGTTGCGCATCACTTCAAATTCATAGCACTTATACTCAGTAATCTTTCCAGATTTAGAATACACATTTTCAAATCGTTTACTGAAGGGGTTGCTAATACTAAAACTAAGATAGATCATGTTTGTTTCCGTGTTTTGCTTTTCGTTGAAATTTATTCTTAGCAACCACGATCTTAGGTTTAAACGGAGTATCCTCAGCAAACAACATAAAGTGTACTCTTGTTTTGGGCTTACTGACGACAAATGATAATAATTGTTTCTTCATAATACACGAATTATAGCACACATTGACCCAATTGTCAAGCTAAATTTATCGATTTGCTGCGTCAGTGAGTAACATATGCCTGCCTTTGTCACCTAGTACCTTGTCAAGGATTTCGCTGGTGCGTTGAAGCATTGCGCAGGCTAACATAAGGATATCATCTTCATTGTCGCACATTAGTATTTGCTTGTCAATAGGCAGCATTAACTCTGCCATTCTGTCTAATTTATCATTCACAATGAAAAGCTAATGTTCTTAATTGACTTAGTTACAAAGCTGCGCCACTCTGAAATTTCAGTATCATACACTCTAATGCTGGTAGTTGACTCTTTGCGTGCTGGCTTGTCAGTGGCTTCTTTAATGACTACCGCTGGTAATAGCTCAGGCTTCAATGTACAGGTCATTACTCGCTCGGTGCCGTCTACTTTAGTAAAGGTAACTACGGCGGTACCGTGAAGCAGCACGCCTTTAAGCCATACACTTAGTTTTGACCATTCATCGTCAGTCCAATCAGCAGTAGGCGAATATCCATTTGGCATAATATCACTCATTATCTTTCCAATTTGTAAAAAAGTTTTTCATTTTAAGTTCCTCGTCCCAGGACTTGGTGTAATCATTGTCAATATCGCACATTTTCAATGCCTCTTCCTTAGAGACAACACGATGTGATACAATTTGTTCACCTAGATGCTCTTGGCTGAATTCAGTTGCTTCATTCATTGTCACAGTATCCAGTGCCCACAATGCTTTGTCTTTACCGTAGTTGTCAGTACCAACGGGTACTTCAACCATATATCGTGCGCGAAATGTTGATACTGCTTCTACCAGCACCCACTGAGTTTCAGGTTTCTTTTTAGTCAATGAGTACGATCCATCTTTGTTGTCGGACCAATCTAGCGTATCACCGATATCCCATCCTAGTGATTCACATAGACCTTCAGGGAAAGGCATGATTAAGTCACCTGATTCAGGATCTTCTTCTAAAGTAACTGTAAATTTTTTACCCATCATTTTTCCTAGTTAACTAACATTCTAAATAAACCAACACTATCAATAGATACCAGTAGCAAATAATTGGCTAGCATCCCAAATGATTTTCTCGTATAAGAAGCCCACAAGTACAAAGAACAACCAATAATCCATACAGGATACATATAGAGTAAAGGCGGATTTGGTACAGTGATCGCCATTGTGAGACTACAACCAACCGATATTGCCCAAGCCAACACTTCAACGACAAAACGAAGAGGGTGAGTTCTATAGTCATCTTTGATCCAAGTGCCAATATTTAATAAAATGTCGTTCATCTAAATGTATTCAATGCCGGGTGATATTGTCGTATGTATTCAAGTTCACGCAAGTGAGCAGGACCTTTACCGCGCACAATTTCTAACAATCCGTATGTAAATGCCTCAGAACCATATTCACGGATACTATTACATAGTCCCCAATCTTTGGCTTCAGCATTCGCACGTTGAACGTGCTTTTGTATGCGGCGTTTCAATGCTGCTCTAACAGTAGTGCTTATAACAGCAATACCAACATATTGTTCTTCAGTTAAAACGTTAGTTATAACATAAATTGCGTGATTGGTGTCAGTCCTGCGCTTGCGCTTGCGGGCAGCAACAATTTCGTTTTCTGGTTGTATTATTTCAGTGTCATTCATCACTTATTTATGATACAATCGTAACGCTCTTTGTTGTTAAGTATCTATTATAACACCAAACTGATTTAATGTCAACCTCTGTAACACCAAGTAATTGAATTATATTTG